GATTGTCTGCGTTAAGAACATTCTTTTCTCCCGTGAACGTTTCTTCGGTGTACCCAGACTCTTGATTAAATTGTTCAATGTATTGATCTACAACACCTTGTACATTTTCAATTAGACCTTCTGCTTGATGTAATATAGTTGACAAACCTTTTACTGGAATAAACTTAGAAGCCGAACTAACTCTTCCATCGGAAGAAAGGTAACGACTAGACAATCTGTCTACTCGAATAAATTTATTGTCTGGAGACAAAAACATAGACCAATTACCTTCTATGTCTTTTTCCTTTGGTTGATAATCATCAACATCAAGATCCTGTAAATCACCAAGATAAGTACTTCGACCCAAATTTTCCAATGCTTCTACTGCCCATGTACACACAGGCTTCCACGCATTTGCTGACATTTTAGAAATGTCTTTAAATTCTTGAGACCCGTCATCCTTTCTCATATCCCATGACTCAAAACTCTTATTGTTAATAATCCAATCTACCGCCATAGTAAACATTGTTTTAGAATCTAAATCTACAAACCTACTTTTGTGTCTTCCATTAGTAAGCGGTCTAAGTTCTTGTAAAATCGTGTTTTGAACATCGTCTCCACTAATGGTAATTTCGCCAGTGTCTGTATTAACATTTGAACTTTGATTTATTGCAATCCTAATTCTTCGTTCTGATTGATCATAGAAATGAGACAATTCAACACGTCTATTTTCATCGTATTTAAACGGATACCTTGAACTGTCTATACGATCTATTGGGTTGTAATAAAGAACCTTTGGAGGTTTTGTTACACCAGTTTCTTTATTAACTACTTCTGGTTGGACCGCTGCCAGCACACCAAGTTTCTTTAAGATTGCTGGAATTTCAACATCGTAAAGTTGTTGAGCAGCCTCTATTGGCATACCAACTATTTGAGAAAGAACTTCTGAATCTGGCAGAATCATTCCTCCGTAACCTTCAGTGACCGCACGGTCAATTAGTTCACGAATCAAGAAGTCTTTCCACGCCCTGCTTTGCTTTGGAACTTCTCCCTTCTTAGAAACCTCAGAAATAAATGGAGTGTCTGTTGCGCTTGAAAGAATTTGAGTTCCCATTCCAGACAACTGAGATTTAAAATTCACTACAAACTTTGCTATGAAGTCGGCATCACCTGTTACACCAAACATTGTTTGAAATACAATTTTAAACCTTTGTTCATCAGCAACAACCATTTCTCTTTCTTGTTTCATAAACAAGGGTTGAATTCCGCTGTTGTCAACGCTTGCCCTTGTATCTCTTACATACTTTATTTTCTCGCCTTTTTCATTTAATTCAAACGGCAGTTCCCCAAGATTTATAATTTTGTTTGTTGGTGTTTCTATTGCTTGGTATTGAATCTTAATTGGAATGTAATTGTCACCAAACTTTAAAAAGACTTGATTGTTATTTTTGCCTTCCGATGATTCAAATCCATGTGCAAACTCGCTAAGTATTTCTGAAACTTCATCTTCTGTAAAGTTTTCTGAAAGTTCTTTTTCTGGGCTACCAACCAATCCACGCTTTGGTGTCCAGAACACTAAGCCCCCGTTTTCGTCCAGCCCAGTGCCTCTTGCTGAACTTTTGTGTATCTCGCCACTATCTTCGTTGTACAACTGTGCTGACAATTTGCTTTGTATTGTGTGCAAAGCAAGCATCTTTATATCTCGATACACAATGTCGCTTGTTATTGAAAAATACGGAACGGCAGTACCAAAATGCGGTTCATCGTATTGACCAAGTATCCCACCATAAACATACAAGTTTTCAGAATAATTAAGGTGTGGACCGCCGCTTGTTCCTTGACCACTCTTTGGATCTGTTGGACCAATAGTTGCATAACTAAGATACTTTGACCGTTTTTGCAATTCAAGTGTTGGAACATACAAAGCACTTTGTAATTGTTCTTTTGTAACAACTGGGGAATCTTTAATTAAGTCGTACAGCCCAACCATAGCCAGTTGTTCGCTACCAATATTCTTATTGCCAAACCACAGCATTGCCTTTTCAGAAGATAAAGAATTTGGAAACTTTTCAATTACAGATGTAATTGGCAATTTAATTATTGGGCTAGGTTTACCTTCGTTGTTAATTCGTTTTTCATAATCTCTAACTGATTCTGATGGAAGTGATCTGGTCATGTTGAAGTTTCCTTCTTCATCTGTACCTACCAGCCACGATGCCCCACCCTCGCTGTTATCAACATGAAGAATTTTGTTTCCATACTCTTCATCTATTGCACCGCTATAATTGGGATCAAACGCACGAGTAACTTGTGTTGCTCCGTTCCACATTTGTTCAAATTTACGATCAAACAATTCTCGTGAATTAGTTTGTAATTTTATTTCATCTATTTCAGTTTGTGTATTTTTCTTGACATCGTTGTATCTAAGAATGTTGTCTCTAATCCTTTTAGTAATTCTATAAACAGTGGCTAAACGGTCTTGAATAGCGTATTTTTCATCATCGTTTTTTTTAATTCTTTTTTGTAAATCTGTAACTCTACCCGTGTTTACATCACTTGGGACTTCACCACGTATCTGATCAATTAACATATCCATTCCAATACTTGAAGTAGCAATTTTTTGTAGTACTTCTTGCTGATGCTTTTTGTAATCCGAAATTAATGCTGCACCTTTAAAGTAATCATCCAATTTTAAATCACTGTTGTTTGCACCAATAGAAAATGATTGCTCAATTATTTCGGCTATGGTTCCCACATCCCCAACAGATTCAACAACTTGGTCAATGTAGTTTGCAAACTCTGCAAGTGATCTTGAGTAAGATTCCCCAATAATTTCGTACCCAGCCCGCACAGGTACAAACCCATTTGTTGGTTCGTACCGCTGCATATTGCTGCCAGTTTGATATTGATTGTAACTTGGAAGATATCTCGCTAGAAAATCTTTATTTTCTGCAAGTTTGTGTTCTTTTTCTTTAATTGCTGCTTCAGCAAATGCGTTTGTTGGTCCCTGTATTGAATATCCAAACGACCTTCTACCACTTATGCGTACTTCTTCTGCTGTCATTTGTCTAGACATGGAAAACATATACCGCTGCATTCGCATAACTGAATTATTAAACGCATTAAGAGTGTCTCTTATCTCAATCAATCCTTTGTGATAATTTCTTGCATCTAAGTTGATCATGTTTGCAATAAATTTCATCTTCAAATCATTAGTCAATTTTGGCAAACCTTCAATGTAAGAAAGAAATTCTTTGTCGTAATCTGACAAAGCATTGCGGGTAGCCATTGTTGCGGGGTCAATATCTGTAACGTAAAACTTCTTTGCGCTTTCTCGTGCTTGGTACACAGCCAGACTTATAAAATTGTCAAACACGCTAATAACTTCTGGAACTGGAAAACCATCTTTTATCTTTTGGACATCTGACGCAGTCAGGTTTGCGTTGTTTCGTTCTTTGTTAAACCAATCAGAAAGAACAAATGTTTCTAATAGTTTTTGTCTTTCAACTACCCTTCGTCTTGCTGACATACCCTTGCCAGACCGTGTCTTGGGGTAAACCCTATTAATTAAATTATTGGCGGCAGTTAAAGACCCGTCACCTTGATTAGTGCGAATCGCATCTTTGGCAAACGCATTGGTTGCAGCCGCAACATAGTCCTGACCAACAGCAATGTCTCCAGCACCCAGTGCGTTGTAGAGTTCTTTCTCCGTGTACCAAAGCAAAGCCTGTGCGGTTGCAGGGGAAACCCTGACCCCAGTCTTGGCTTCAACAATGTCAAGCGCATCACGAAGGCACTTGCGCATGAATGAGCGCATACCGTTGTTCTCTGGTGCTGCCGCCCCAGCCTTGACAGACTTTGTGTACCTAGTCGCAGCAACCTCAACTTCATCCTTGGCTCGTCTCTTTAACTCGCCCTTCTTGTTCTTGACGTTCTTTGGTTCAGCCAAATAGTTCTTTTCTACGCCCTCTGCCCACTCCATTAAGCCATCAGTGTCTTCAATAATGTCAAGCGTCAGCCCGTGCATATTCCTGCCATCAGGTGACTTTGCAAACTCATAGAACTTTTCAAACGATGACTTGATCGCAGTAAAATCGTCGCTTTGCAATCGCCCAACAATTCGTGCAAACGTCCTTGTCCACCACACGTCAGTAGTTACCGTGTCAAAGAACCCATTTAGATTGTTAAAGAACGATCCAATCTTTGGACCAAGTATTGAACTCATGTATCCAGTGTCGCTTGCAAAATCTTTGATCGACTTGAGTTTTTTTATCTCTGGAAGTCGATCTTTTACCTTCTCTTTAAGGTCACGCAATTTCTTGTTGAGTTCTTTAAACGTGCCACGCTGGAGCATGAACTCACGCAACTCTGTCCAACTTGTGTCTTTCTTTGGATCGATGTTGTATCCATCCATTGCCATGCGAAGCAGGTTTACATTCTTAAATGTTTTCTCCATTGCGCTGACACGATTGGCACTGACGTTTGGAGGAAACATAAGTTTCAGTGTCTTGGCAAAGTAAAGCGCAACCTCACGGGCAAGAACCATGTTGTTACCTACACGTTCGCCGTTACTTGTTACAGCAAGAGCCAGAGTGAAGATCATGTGTTCCACTGATTTGTCGTTGCTGACGTTCGGCATATATTTAGAAACAATCTTCAACATTTCCTTGACCATCCCGTCATACCAGTCTGCCGATGTTTCACCACCACGCTTGCCCTTCTCAAGGGCGAACATGATGTCGGTAGCCAACGAGTGTGCAATCACATCTTGGAACTGTGCGGCAACCGCTGGCTTGCGTAGCACGTCCTGTGTGTAACCAATAATTGATTGTGCGAACGTATCAAATCGCTCTTGCACATCCGCAACATTCATCTGCTTCTCAACCTTGGTAATCCCAAGCATTTCCAACAGACCAAGGGAATCATTCATCAAGGACTTCAAAGCATCACGCTCTGAAATTGCGGTGTTGGTCTTGTCTCGCAATGGCTTTAGCACATCACGGTTGTAGATACGCTTCTGATCTTTTGTTCTTGGCTTGTTGCCCATTGCTTTCTGATACGCAGAGTTGGTCTTCTCAACCAGTTTCTCTGCTTTGTCTAAAGCAGCCTGAGACTTAGTCAAGTCTTTGTCAGTAAACAACATATTTAAATTTGCAGCAGACAACATCACTCCAACTTGTTGTGGAGTTGCATTAGCCAATGCGCTGTCAAGTTCCCTGCCTAGATCAGTTATTCTGACAGGCTTCGCAGGAGTCCCAGTTGTTGGTCCTCCTCGTCCAGCCACTTGGCTGAGTGTTCCGCTATCGCCAACATTTGTTGTTGAGACTTGTCTCCGAAGGCTTTGTCTTTCGGCAATCCTTTGTTGACGGAATTTCTCCACTGAGATATCAACACCGCTTGCCAATTGTTCGGCAAGCCTAAGAATGATTGTAGGGTCATCGTCAAGGACTTTGAGACCCATTCTTCCGATGTCATCACGTTGCTTTTTTGTGAGTTTGATTTCGCCATACCACGCCTTTGGATAATTTATGATAGCACCAGTCGCATCTTTTACAAACACAACCCCACCGCCAGCCGCAGATTGCCAATATTCTTCTTGCACCTTTAATTGTTGTGGTGTCGAATAACTTGGATCAAATGGAACAACCTGCGTTTCTACAAATCCATATCGTTGATACAAACTAGGTAGTTTGCCAGTTCCATCTACTCCATCCTTTAAACCCACGTCAAAGCAATCTAAACGAAGTGGTTTGTCTGTGTGTTGAGATGCGGCAAACAGCAACACTGGGGCTACAACGTCACTAATTCCTTTCTCGTTATTAAACAAACCAACAACTTCATACCCATCAAATGTTGGCTCAACTACACGCTTAATTGCAAATCCAATTTCGAGAGACGGAATCTTGTAAAGTTCAAATACTTTCTGATCAGATAGTTCTTCAATCGTGTATGGAGAAAGAGTTGATGCCCCAGCCGATTGCTTTAAACTCTTGGAAAATTCAGATGGAGACACACGCTTCATTTGCAAATTGCGAGCAGCCTTTGCCCCAGCCAAGAACGATGGGATGCGTCTGTCTTCAATTCCAGCCGCTTGCAACAACAAGCGTGGCTTCTTCAGCAAATCAATGTTAAGTGCGTCAGTTGCAATCTTGGTTGCGGATCGGCTACGTGCAGACAGCCCAGTTGGTATCTTTGTGTCCATCTGGGTAGCCCACTCTGGGGCTAGGAACACCTTCTGATCCATAAAGTTACGCTTCTGCGGCGGCACAAAATCAGATTCGCCCTCAATTGGGATAGTTCCATTAGCACGTGCAATGTGTGGTCCATAATTAAACCACGAATTTTGCATACGTGTTTCCGCTGTCATTGCCGCACGGGCGAGAGGAGAGAACATACGCACGTGCTGTCTCCACGCATTTTCTTCTCCAACTGGACCAAACTGATGACCTTCCTTTGCATGACCAAAGAAGTCATGCACAACACGGAGCAGATCGTTGTACGTCTGGTCGTGCATCTTTCCAGCACTGTCAGCAATTGGAATACCAGCAGACTTCAACAACGGATGTACGTTGTCTTCTCCACCAGTCAAACCAAACGAAACAGATCCATCTTGAATTGTCTTGAAGTAATAAAGGTTCTTGTTGTCACGGACATCTTCAGCCATGAATTCGCTTGGAGACTTGCGTGGCGTGTCCTCATAGAACCCAGTTGACCCACCCCACGGTGTTAATTTGTATCCCTTGGATAGAATGTAAAGGTATTGAGCCTTGATTTCTTTTGACAATGCGTCATAAGACTTGAGAACATCTGGGTCGTTTGGTGTGCTTTCGGCAACATCAGCAATTCTGCCAAGCGCAATACCAACCTTTTGGTCTACCCCAACACGCTCATTGTCTCCAGTTGAGTCGAACTTCAAACCAAATCTGGTTGCGTTTTCCTCTACGTATCCCTTGGCAATGTCTCGAATGTTTTGGTTTGCTGGAATCCTGCTGTATTGTCTTGCCGAAACAGACGAAGCAGAACGTGCTTTCTTAACCTCGTCATACGCCGCCTTGTTTTTAGCAACCTGTTCATTTGCAGCCTGACGCAATTCAACACTTGCCCGTAGTCCAGACTTAGCCTCAGTAATTGTTTGACCAAGAACAGTCTGCCCAGAACGAACTCCGCTAGTTACACGGGTGCTGCTCTTCAACATCTCGTTACGGATCTTGAACGCAGTCGCAGCCTGTCTGCCCTTCAAACCCATTCGGAGAATGACACGATTCAACAAATTTGGAGCCTGCCCGTTCTGATAAATAGTTTGAATACCTGCACGAAGATCGTTGGCTGTTCCTTCTGCAATTGCAAGCGCACCCCCATATCTTTTGGCTACCGCTTGTTCTGGTGTCAACGGTGTTTGTTGACCAGATTGAATTAAATCAAGAGCAGCCTGTGCTGCTATGTCTTCTGGGTTTCCAAGAGCCTTTTCATTAAAGTATTCGGTTGCCGCCTCAAGAGAACTTGCTTCGTCGTGAATCAGTCGAAGTTTCGCCCACAACTTTCCGTCTGTAAATTGAATTCCATGCAATGCTTCTTCATAACCAACGCCAATTGACTCAGCAGCATTAGTAGAACCAGCCTTAATAAATATTGTATTAGGTGCTGATGGATCAAAAAATCCAACACGAACGTCATCGTCCGAAGTAAAATGTTGAACGTTGTACCCAAGTTTTGTAAGTTCATCACCAGCGGATATATCTTCTGGAGTAAGGTCTGCTTGTACCGCTGGAGATACATTGTTTGCTTCCAGCACCTCATTAAGACTCATTAATTTCTGTGGAACATTTCTTTGAGTAATTGCATCAGCAGCCAGATATGCAAGTTCTGCCGAAGACATATCAGCAGCCAGCACGTCCAGCGCAGCAGTTCCTTCAGTAATTTGAGTTTGCAAATCAGCAAGGTCTGCGGCTGTCTTGGTGATCAATGTTTCATTCTTATTCTTACGTGCCTTCTTGTTTGCCGCACTAACAACAGCCTGTTGTTGCAACAACTCTGTCATGTTGTTTCGTTGGGTTGCAAATGAGACACGAGCCTGTAGCGCAGCCTCACGAGACGATTCTGTCTCAGCAACACGCTCTTCCTGTGTCATTCCCTGCATCGCACTAACTTTGGTTGGGGCAACCTTGTCCCAGAAAGTTGGGTCTGCGTATTCGGTATTGCTGCTGCGAAGAGATTGATTTAATCTGTTTCGCTCCGCATTCATTTGAGCCGCTTGAATTGGGAACGCAGTTGCAGTTCCAGCCATACCACCCACAGCCCCATACATTCCAGCAACCATTGCGTTGTACGCAGTTTCCTTAATTGTTGGAACTTTCATTCCAGTCAAAAGATTTGCGCCTTGTTCTGACGCAACTGTTCCAATTGCTTCTTCTGCAAATTCTGCCGCTCCACCTTGCGCTAACGCTTTGCTAACTTCCCAAGTTGCATACTTTAAAGGATCTGATTTTTGATATGCGATCCTACGTGCTTCTTTAACTGATTTAGCAACTTGTTTTTCTGCTGAACCTGCAAGATTTTTTAAAGTACGCTTTGCAATAGCAAGCGAAACCTTTGCTCCAACTACTTCAGTCGCAACTTCAATACCTCCACTAGCAATTGCACTAACGTATTTATCTACCCAATTAAACGGAGTGCTTTGTGTTTGATTTTTAAGTTCACCCTCAACAAATGCTTTCTCGTATTGGTACGCACCAGAACCTGCGCCCTGCGCAAAGAACTGAGCCATAGCCAAATGTGGCTGACCAATAGCCGTAGCCGCAGAAAATGTTGCTATGTTGACTGGAGCCTGAGCAATAGCAGATCCAAGGTTGGATGAGATAGTGTTTATCTTTGGCTCTTGTGATATCTGTGCGCCACGGGCTAACGCTTCAACTGGCGTTGTTGGGGCAAGAGCAAGGGTTAATCCACGTGCAGTATCCGCTACCGCACCAGTAGTTGCCTTAATTCCACCGTACATAAACTCGCCAACAACCGATCCTGCTGCCCGTTTCTTCTGTTTCTTTTCACTTAGAATTGAAACATCTTGTAATTCAGTGCCTGTTAGTACCCCACCACCACCAATTTCTTCAGCCAACTTTGCCATCACTGGTCGATTTTTGACTATGTCAGCACCAATGTTTCCACCAAACAGCACAGATGGACTTGTAGCCAAATCCAATGCTTCTGATGCTAAAGACCCAGCAGCCTGTCCCGCTTGTAAACCAAACTCACCTGCTGATCCAGCCTCGCCACCTACAAGTTGCTCTTCACGCCTTCTTCTACGTGCTTGTTGAAAAGCATCTTGAATTGGATTGGCGTTGCGTTTATTGCGCAGTTCTTCAAAAGCACTTTGAAATGGTGTTTGATCAGGCAATTGATTTATTTCTGCTCTAGAGCGTTATAGATTTTTTCCGCAACGTCTGGAGGTATAGCAGAACTTAGTGGTTTTCCATTCTTTTTGTTTTCCATATTTTGCATATGAATCTTGACAATTGCTTCTAGAGCAGCAGATGCAGCCTCTTTTTTATCTGAAGGATAATCATCTTGTGGATTCATTTCTTCAAATGCAGACTGGGCATATCTTGCAAACATTGTTTCAATGTCTTGATCAACTGGGGTTGTTACATTTACCTGTGCTAAAGCATCCCCCTGTGCTTTGGCAGAGGCTGCGCTTGGTCGTCCTGAATACGGACGTGCCTGCGGTGGGAGAACAGTTGGAGTAATTGGTGGGGTCAGTATTGCGCCCATGCGTGAGGAGTTGTATGAGTTTAATGCTTGTGACAAAGCCTCAACGTGTTGTGGATTACTTAGATCGTAAGGTGACCATCCCAACGGCTTTACAACTATCTCATTAAACCCAGTAGCCCAATCCATAAATTGCTTCTGGTTGTAATGACCATCTTTATCAGGAACTGGAGGTTGTAGAGGCTTTGGCGCATTTGGAATACCCATTGGCAAAGAAGACTGCTCTATGGCGTTTAACATAGGTATTGCACCCATTCCGTTGCTATCCATCCATTCTGTCAAAGTCATTTCCGCTGGAAGGTGGTTTGCCTCTGGAGGTCGTATAAGGTTCTTTACGCCCTGTATACCATTTAGGGTGGCAATGTTCTGTGTTCCCTTGGCAAGGTTGTCAAATTGAGCCTGCTTGCCCTTAAACTGTTGCTGAGACAAAAGCCCTTGAGCCTTTGCCAATTGCTCTGGAACTTCTCGTCCAAATAGAATTCCTGTTTTGTAGTTTTTCCCAAGCGCAGCACCCGCAATGTTGTAAGCCATCTGTGGGTCAACTTCGTAAAGCGAATCGTAAGCCTGACGTGTAATTGGATCTTGTGAGTTTGGAACCATCTTCATTAACTGGTTGAACTGTGGCTTCATTGCAGTCTTGGCAGCGTCTAATTTGTATTGCTGTTTTAAGTCTTTACGTCCCTGTGATCGTGACTGCAACATTGCTGTCCATTGAGGCAACGTAACTCTTAGTGATTGTCTCTGACCATCTTCGTCAGTAAACGAAACCGCTGGACTTCCATTGATTGAACCAAAGTCTAAATGCTCTAGGTCTTGGTAATTACCAGTTTGTATTCCAGAAGTAGCCTTTGCAAACGATGGCTGACCAGCAATTCCCATGTTTCCAGTAAACAAGGTGGGATCTTTGTCAACTTTTGCCAATGCGCTTTTAATTGAGTCTGGCAACTCATCATCTTGTATTTGATCAAACGCTAAATCATAATTATCATTTAATTGTTGCTCGTCAACTGGCTGTTCGTCAACAACTTGATCTTCTTCTTGTGTCATTTTGGAGCCTTTGGCATCATGGATTGAACTGAACTTGGTGCAGTTTGTGGTGCGCCGCCACTAAGCGCAGCAAGAGCAGCCTTGTTTCCACCATGCAATCCACTTAAACCACGAATCATTTTAAAGTCTTGTGAATCAATTGCGGCATTCAACTTTTCTTGCGCCCTAACGGCACGATTAAGTTTTTCTTGTCTAGTGATCATCTTGTCAGTCTCAATATCAAATTGCTCGTTCTTAATTTTTTGATTAAACTTGACATTCTCACGACCAGTTTTAACCGCAAGTTTTGCGGAGTTAATTCTTGAAACAGCCTGCGCACCCGCAGCCATTCCAACACCAGCACCTTTATATGGAGTGCGTGGATCTGATGCGGCAAGTCCTGCACCAATGCCCTCCATCATGGCTGGCATATACGTAGTCAAAGCCTCAGACAACCTTTCTAAGAATGTCATTTCGTCATCTGAATTATCGTTTGTATCGTTCATTTTATTCCTTAAAATCCACGTTGATCTTGTCGTGCTGCTAGAGCGGCAGCAGAAAGAGAAGAATCAGCACCACCAGCAGCACCACCACCCATTCCACCCATCATTCCACCCATAATTCCACCAAGTGGTGATGCCATTCCATTTACAAAGCCAGCGGCAGCAGACCAACCAGCACCAGCAAATTGTTGTTTGCCTGCTTCAATCCCCAAGACAGCACCAATTCTTTGTTGTTCTGATGATAAATATCTATTCAATATGTTTTCTCCACCTTGATATTGTTGCCCGTAAATACCTTGATTGCCTTGGTATTGTTGTCCTCTTAATCCTTCTGACCCAGCGTACTGTTGCATTCTCAATGCCTCATTACCTTGGAATTGTTGTTGGTTCAATTGTTGTTGCGCCCCATATTGCATTCCTTGTAGATCCGCTTGTTGTGCATACTTAGATAATTCAAGGTCATACTTCTGTTGTCTCTCTTGTTGTGCAAGAGTTGTACGACCAGCAAGAGCAGACTGAGATAGTTGTGTAGAACCTTGTACTTGTTGATTCCTAATAGCAGCAAGTTGACTTGCGTACTGTTCTTGGACAACACCTTCTTGTAATGCGCCTTGGTTTTCAACTCCAGACAATTGGCTTTGTCCCCACGATGTAGATCCCATTCCCATCAAAGCCTGTGCCTGCGTAGTCCGTGCAACATTAGATTGTGTTGCTTGTCGAATAGACTCAATAGTCTTTTCTCGTCCAGTAGCAGCAGTGTTGTAAACATTTTCCATTCCAGAGGCATACGCACTTTGTATCCCTGCGTATTTAGTATCAAAATCAGCAATTAGGCTTTCATAAACTGGATTAAACCCAGCAATAGAATCATTTCTTTGTTTAAGAAAAGCAGCCAACGTAGCGTTTCCTTGTTGCAAATATGAACTTAAACCAGACTGCCCAGACTGCATGAATTGACCAAGACCCTGTTGACCTTGGCTCATAAACGTGCCAAGATTTGCAGTTGATTGACTGGTGTAAGTATCTAATAGACCTTGTCCTCTAGTCTGACCTTCTTCACCTAATTGTCTATATGCAGTATCTGCCTCTTTTTTAAGTTTGTTTAGGAATTTTTCTTGTTCTCGTGCCGCTTGGTTTCCAAAAACCAATCCAGCCCCTCCCAACACGCCCGATGCTATTGCTCCAAATATGCCCATTTTAAATTCCTTTTAAGAGGCTATTACGCCTGTTGCGGATACATCAATAACTCCACGATGCAATCCTATTTCTTCAGCATTGGCGGCAACACGCTCAAGAGCAAATGGGTATCCAGTCGATGACAGCCTGACATACCCAGTCTCTGCCCTGACTTTCATTTTCATTCGACTGTTCAATCCTTCTTTTAAATACCCAAGTTCAAGAACATCTGCATATGTAAATTCGCTCTTTGATATTTTTAACATATCAGTCTCATCACGATTTGCGCCAACCCCGTTTGGGCAATACTCGTATTGACCAATCTCTGGGTCATCAGACACAACCGTTGCTGGGGCAGCGTAATCTTGTGCATAAATTACAACTTGTGAAGCAGTTGCACTATTTACAGTGGTAACAGTCGCAAATCGAATTACCCACCTATACACACCATCACTTAACCCCGCTGGATTAAGCAATCGAATCATTTGATAAATTCCAGTAGTGCTGTTGTAAACTCTAGAGGTTGCCGCAATAAACGTATCTTGAGACGAGTACACCCCAGTAATTGCAACCGCATAACCAAAATCTTCATACGTAGTAAATGTAGTGTTGTAAGCACCACCATCTAAAAACACTGTTTGTGTTGAACTTGGACCTTCCCCGTCATACACAGTCGATGCCAAATCTTCAACAAGAACATTGTTTATGTTTTCAGCAATAGCCTCGGCAGAAGTTTCCGCTGAAAAGAATTGAGCAACTGGTCGTGCAGCCTTGTCTGGGGCATTGTTTACCAAAGTGTTTGGTAGGTAATCGTCAACTCCAGTTTCAATCATTACTTCTTTGAACAGCAAGCGGGATGGCTGCTTGGCAATCAGTGGTCCAAGACTAACCTTGGAATATATAAATTGACTAGAAGCAGTTGCATAAGTTGTTGGGCTAAGACTTGTGCTGTATCCGCTTGCCGCAAATCCATCAACACCAGCAGTCAGTCTTTGGTCCATGAAACCAATCATCTTTCCATAAGACATCCACATAATTTGGTTTCGTCCATCTGACGTTCCAGATTGACAAGAGCAAGTTGATCCGTACAACTTGGGATCATAAAATCGAACTGGAAAAAATCCGTCTGTTTGCTCGGAATAGAACAAATGTGTTGATTGAGATGGACCGTCTGTTCTAGTCATAAAAATCCACACACCCCTGCGCTCAACGTCATAGTGCATGACTGGGTTAATTAATTCCCAACGAACATTGTTAAAGAACGAATCTAGTTTGTTTAATGAAATTAATTCACCACGATCAATATTAAAATCATTTGGTCTAATTCTGTACATCCCGTCTTGAGCAAGTATGTAAACAGACTTTTCTGGACCTTCGCAATACGCACGGGGACCAACAATTCCAACTACCTGTGAAAGCGTTGCAAGACGTGCGCCCGTGGGATCTATTGCTGGATCTGCTGTTAAATAAGATAAACTTCGTTTCCCAGCAAACACAAATCCGTCCGACCCAATTTCAAAAATAGACACAACTTCATCGCCAGCGGGTCCAATTAATTGCGCAACGCTTGCAGCAATTGGACCTCCAGTGTTAAGTGAGGTAGTTGCATTCCACAAATCAGGATCTAAAACCGTTGACATCCACCACAAGTTCTCTTTTCCTTTGACCCCAGACAACACAATTCTTGCACCATATTTAGCAATCAATGTTGCTTTGTATGCAACCGAATTAACCGTGTTTGTAACCAACGCACTAGGTCCAGTTGCTGTGTTGTTCCACAAAGACCACGCAGTTGGATACGAAAGCAGGTCAACTTTAATGTAGTTTGTCCCATCAACAAAGTATGCGTACTGACCTAATTGAACAGCCTGCACGTTTCCACTTGTAACTAAACAAGCAGTTGTAACTGAAGCAGGTCCAACAATCTGTGTTGCGGTTACCGAGTCTGGGTCCATGCTCCAAAGTTTTCCACCCGCAACAATTATGACACGATCTCTACGAGTTGGAACGTCAGTAGCAGATGTCTTTTGATTGTAAGAAATGACACGAATCATTCCTTGTATTGTTTCAGAAGTAAATTCAAAAACACGATTAGTTGCAGGTCTGGTTCCTAATCTGATCCTTCGGCGAAAAGAATCGGTTGGCAACATATTTAGAAGATCAACGGTATATCCATCTGGAACTCGACTAAACGGACAGTCTGTTACCCAGCCACGAAGAGGAATTGATGCTTCTAAGTATGGCATTATGCGGTTCTCATAATGAACGCCAATGCGTAGTAAGGAGGCAAGTTGGCATCTACTCCAGTACCAGATCCTTGTGCAACATTTGTTATAGTAGTAGTAACTGATCCAGACGTAGTAATTGTTGGTGTTTGTGAATTTACAGTAATATTAGCAGTACCACTTCCAGATGTATGGTTTGTAGAACCATAATAAGTATCTCCCGCCGCATAATTAAGAGAATTACCCGCACTTCCTTTAACAAAATTTGAAACATGGGTGTGTCCAGAATCAGTTGCTGTATGACTATGCGATGCCTGACTTGCAGTTATGTTGTGGCTAGAAGACACAGTGTTTGCATGAGTATGAGCCTGCAAATCTGAATTTTTGCTTCCACCAGTTTGCGTAAGGCTTCCTGTTACATTTGTTTTTGCAACAGTAGCATCGGAACTTGCACCAATAATAAACTTGTCTCGTAAATCTGGTGAGGTTAATGAGCCATATGTATTACCATTGCATAATCCCCAATTAGATGGAATAGTTGCAATAGTTCCAGACCACATAATAATTCCACCAATTGGAACTACTCCCCCAGTTCCAGAAATAATTCCACCAACATTTAATGCTCCTCCTATACCAACTCCACCAACTACTGTAAGCGCACCACTTGTTGTGTTAGTAGAAACAGTCGTTCCACTTGCACTAACAGTTGTAGCAGTCACGTTTGCAGTAATAGTTCCAGCCGAAAAGTTTCCACTTGTGTCACGTCGAACCAAAGTGTTTGCTGTGTTTGCTGTATCAGATGTTGGGAGTTGTTTCCATGCTTGCCAAGATCCACCAATGTATGCACGTGTGAAGAAGTAATTCGTGGAAACAATTTGATGAATGTATCCAGTTGTTGTTTTGGTAACAATTAACTTAGAAGCACCTTCAGCAGCGTCAAGCAGCGTAGGACCGTTGGTGTATACGGTTGCTGGGGCTGCAAGATCAAAGCGACCCATCTTCAAATAATCTGCGTTGTTCAAATCTACAATTGCACTTGAAAGCAATGGACTCATGTAGTAACTAAGAGATCCCCAAGCAGTTGTTCCATCACCAATCTTTAGATTTCCAGTATCGGTCTCGTACCCAATCTCACCAGAAGTGAGAACTTCGGATGTCCATTGAGCCGCTGTTCCTCTACGTAATTGAATCCTCGAACTCATTTGTTGTCCTCAACATATGAAGGCGGTACGCAATACCAACCCTCTGGTAAATTTACATTGTTGTCACTCAGTACCCACTGATCATCTTCTCTAACGTAAACGTGTCCAGTTACATTTGGACCAATACGAACTGGGCTACTTTCGGGGACCAGTACCGCCCTTGCGCAACCACTCTCTAATGCGAGAACCACCACGGCGTAGAAGATCAGGGTCGCTATCAGCGTCCTTCGCCGTTTTTGATTCCCTGTATAACCGCTCAAACATCTTAACGAAAACGGAGATCGCTGCTTCAAATATGGATCTGAGCATTGCATTGCTTCACTTTGATCCAACGTCTTCGCTCGACTTGTTGTTGTCTCGTGCGAAGATCAGTCCAATCCCAGCCAGAAGAGCAGCGGTCAACGCACCAATGTCAATGTTAGTTGTTGGGTCGTTGTCAGTCACAGCGGTGATCGCAGCACCAACCGCAACCAAGATCGCAGCAAATCCAGCCCCAGACGTTTTCCAACTTTTGTTCTTCAAGAATTCCATTATTTAAACCTTTCCATTTTGATTTCAATCTTGTCAAGTCTGTGATTAGCAGACTCTTGTTGTGTTACAAGTTGCACGAGCAACCTGTCGTGATGCATAAAAGCAGCAACTAATGAAGCCATAACTGCAAACAATAATGTGCAGATAGCCACCCAGTCACGGAACGAAAGTTTTACTGTTTGCATTGTTTCTAATGTCACTTTTATTCTTATGTTGGGTTAGAGACATAACCATAATCTGGTCGTGTCCAATTGTTTGAATCACCAGATCGTGATGGTCTTACACGACCAAGATCACGTTGAAGAAGTCCGTCTTTGGTAAGTGCCGTGCTTAACAATGGTCCACCATCAATTTCTTGCAATCGACCTGATAGCCCCTCGTCTTCGTACGCCTGCGCAAACGCACGTACGTACCCTATATACAAAGCATCAATGTACTTTGGGATTGGCATCAAATACCCATCGTCTGCGCCTTCTGCAACCGCAACCCATTTAGCCCGATATCGAACCGCTATTGCGTTTGTTGAATTTGCGCTAGGAGTTGGGTATATATCCAATCGTGCTTCTGGCAACGCATCGCCATCAACAGTTGGTGGAATTCTGCTAAACGTAGCGTGTGTCACTGTTGGACCAGTCATTGTCAAACCAAGTTGTTGCAACTGCTCCATATGGTCAGGGGTGACCATTTCGATCAGGTAACCAA